CACTTGACCAGTACAGACCACGCAAAGGGGAAAGACTATGGGTAAGACAACGTCAATAGATTATCTCAATGATCTAGAAAACGCCGCGCAGCAGGATGGAGAGGCAGTAGAGGATCAATGGGCGGATACTGACGCTGAAGTGCTGGCAAAGGCAGCAGACGCACCAGCAAAGCGCAAAGACGGTCAGGTCATAACCGCCCCGAGGCAGCGCCAGTTAACCCCGAAACAGATGGCCTTCGTAAGAGCAAAGATAAGTGGCATGAGCAATACAGATGCCTATAGAGAAGCATACCCAGATGATCACAGTAGCAACAGGGTAATCAGTGCCAATGCATACAAGCTAACACGACATCCGGTGATAGGACAGATGCTGGAGGATGCTTGGGGCGAGACTGCTGAAGCACTCACAGAAGACCTTGCAGCTACCAAGAGATACGTCTTGCGGCAATTGCTTGCACTGAGCAAGGGAGCCAAGCAGGAAGGTAGCCGTCTCAAAGCACTAGAGTTGATGGGCAAAGCAGCAGGCGTGTTTACACCGTCAACGGATGTAGAGGTTGCAGCACCTAGTGCTGACCAGTTGAAGCGTGAACTGTCAGGCCACCTTAAGCTACTAGGCGGCAAGGCAGCGTAAACGGATGGTGGTTTAAACGGCGATGTGGCGACCCCACCGTACCCCCACCCGCCTATATGCGCCGCATGCACACCCCCTCGCATTACGCTCTAATCCGCTCTAACGATTACATAGCACCACACCCCCATCCAAGACTTATCCCCCACCGGGGGGGTATATATAAATTTCAGGAAGATAGTTGCGAACGTTCGCTTTATCGTTTAAACTCACAGAATGACTCAACGCAGACAGCTAGTCTTGGACTTCATCAGAGCCTACATTAGGTTGCATGGTGTATCGCCTTCATATGAGGTGATAGCTAGGTCTCTTGGGATGTCTTCTAAGTCCAACATCCATAGGATTGTTCATAGGTTAAAAGAGGATGGGCATATTGAGATTAAGCCTTATAAGTTTCATTCCATCAAATTGGCGGATAAGTCCATGAAGGAGATAGCAAAGCTATGACTCTCCTCACTGCTAAAGAGATTGCGGGGTATTTGAGCATTGTGGATAAGGTTCCTGATACTGAGCGGGCGAAGATAAATATGCTCTTGGAGATGGACAGGGTTGAGAAGTGCAGGGAGTCATTCCTGTTCTTTGTACAACAGATGTGGCCTATCTTTATTTCGGGGCAGCATCATAAGATCATGGCAGATGCCTTTGAAAGAGTTGCTAATGGGACATTGAAGAGGTTAATCATCAATATGCCACCCCGGCACACTAAGTCGGAGTTTGCTTCATTTCTTCTGCCTAGCTGGTTTCTGGGGAAGTTCCCTGAGAAGAAGATCATCCAGACTGCCCACACCGCAGAACTCTCCACAGGGTTCGGACGGAAGGTGAGGAATCTAGTCTCCTCTGATGATTATTCAAAGATCTTTGATACCAAGCTATCAAGTGATTCCAAGGCAGCAGGGAGGTGGAACACTAACAAGGGAGGGGACTACTTTGCTATTGGTGTTGGCGGAGCCGTCACTGGTAAGGGTGCAGATCTATTAATCATTGATGATCCTCATTCAGAGCAGGAAGCTAAACAGAATAATCCAGCCATCTTTGACGGGGTATATGAGTGGTATACCTCTGGGCCTCGGCAGCGTCTTCAGCCTAACGGGGCAATTATCATCGTTATGACCCGATGGGCCACCCGAGATTTAACTGGGCAGATCCTAAAGAAGTCCGGGAACGATGGAGTAGATGAGTGGGAGGTTATAGAGTTCCCCGCCATTCTCCCGTCTGGAACCCCCTTGTGGCCTGCGTTCTGGTCAAAGAAAGAACTAGAGTCTCTAAAGGCAGAACTCCCTGTAGCTAAATGGGAAGCGCAGTACCAACAAAACCCCACCGGTAATGAAGGCGCGATTATTAAGAGGGATCAGTGGCGGATCTGGGAAAAAGATAGCATGCCCCAGTGTGATTACATAATCCAGTCTTGGGATACAGCCTTTGAAAAGAACAACAGGGCAGACTATTCAGCTTGCACAACTTGGGGGATATTTGAACACCCCAATGAGCGGGGTGAGTACAAGACCAATATCATCCTGTTAGATGCGTTTAAACAACGTATGGAGTTCCCTGAGCTTAAAAAGATGGCTCTAGAGTTATATAAACAGTGGGAGCCAGACACCCTGATTATTGAGAAGCGGGCTGCTGGCGCACCTCTTATATATGAGCTAAGGAAGATCGGAGTACCCCTGTCGGAGTACACACCGGGCAAGGGCAACGACAAAATAAGCCGTGTAAACTCTATTGCAGACCTATTTGCCTCTGGGGTTGTATGGTGTCCGACAACACGTTGGGCGGATGAGGTCATGGAAGAATTGGCTGCATTCCCCTATGGGGATAACGATGACTTGGTTGACTCCAGCAGCCAAGCATTAATGCGGTTTCGGCAGGGTGGCTTTATTCAGATTGCCTCAGACGAGGAAGATGAACCACCTATCTTTCGGCGTAAATACGAATATTACTAAGGATACCCAATGGCTAATTTTGATAAGAGTCTGTACCAAGCCCCTGCTGGGCTGGAAGAATTGGCACAAGCAGAAGAAGGAATTGAGATTGAGATTATCGATCCCGAGGCTGTAAACATCCACATGGACGGTCTGGATATCTCTATGGAGCAAAGTGATGAAGACTTTGGTTTAAACCTCGCAGAAGAGATGGATGAGGGGGAGATGTCTTCCCTTGCCGGAGATCTGGACGGGGATATCTCAAACGACAAGGGTAGCCGTAAAGACTGGGAAAAAGCCTATGTAGAGGGTTTAAAGCTACTGGGTCTTCAGTTTGAAGAGCGTACAGAGCCTTGGTCAGGCGCTAGTGGGGTTTTCCATCCCATGATTACCGAGGCAGTGGTCAGGTTCCAGTCAGAAAGTATCACCGAGATGTTCCCGGCCCAAGGGCCAGTGCGAACAAAGATTATCGGAGAAGAGACCCCGGAGAAGAAAGAGGCCGCAGTCCGTGTCGAAGAGGACATGAACTATGAACTCACTGAGGTGATGAAAGAGTTCCGTCCAGAGATGGAGAGAATGCTTTGGAGTTTGCCTGCCACAGGATCTGCTTTTAAGAAGGTGTACTTCGATCCCAGTCTGGGACGGCAGGTATCTATGTTTATCCCCGCAGAAGACATTATTCTTCCATACGGGACAACTGATCTGGATACCTGCTACCGCTTGACCCATGTCATGCGCAAGACCAAGAACGAGATCATCAAGCTACAACAGGCAGGTTTCTATCTGGATATAGATCTTCCAGACCCCGGCAAAGAGCAAGACAACATCAAGAAGGCCAAAGACAAAGAAACCGGCTTTAGTGATTTAAACGATGACCGCTACACCATCTATGAAGTTCACGCAGACCTAGACCTGCCCGGATTTGAAGATGAGGATGAAGACGGCCCAACAGGAATAGCCCTGCCCTATGTGGTCACCATGATCAAGGGTAGTAACAAGATCTTGGCTATCCGCCGTAATTGGAATGAAGATGACCGCCTGCGTTTAAAGCGCCAGCATTTTGTCCATTATCAATACATCCCCGGATTTGGTGCTTATGGCTTTGGACTGTTCCACCTTATCGGTGGATTTGCCAAGTCCGCAACCAGCATCATGCGCCAGCTTATTGACGCAGGAACCCTTTCTAATCTTCCGGGCGGTCTCAAGTCCCGTGGACTTCGGATTAAAGGAGATGACACACCCATTCAGCCGGGTGAGTTCCGAGATGTAGATATTGGCTCTGGAGCCTTGAGGGACAACATCCTGCCTCTCCCCTATAAGGAACCAAGTCAGGTTCTAGCAAGTCTTCTCGGAACAATTGTGGAAGAAGGCCGTAGGTTTGCCGCTACAGCGGACATGAACATCAGCGACATGTCTGCCCAAGCTCCGGTGGGTAGTACATTGGCTCTCCTAGAGCGTCAATTGAAGGTGATGACCGCCATCCAAGCCCGCTCGCATTACACGTTTAAACAAGAGCTGGGACTTCTTGCGGAGATCATCCGGGACTACACAGATCCTGACTATGACTACAAACCAGAGAAGGGCGACAAGAGCGCCAAGAGGGAAGACTACGACTATGTAGAGATCATCCCCGTATCTGATCCCAACGCAGCCACCATGAGCCAGCGTGTGGTTCAGTATCAGGCCGTCATTCAAATGGCCCAGATGGCCCCGGACATCTATGATCTTCCACAGTTGCACCGCCGGATGCTGGAAGTTCTAGGGATTAAGAACGCAGACAAGCTTGTAAAGCTCCCAGAAGACCAAAAGCCAATGGATCCAGTCTCGGAGAACATGGCAGTCCTAAGAGGAGAGCCTGTCAAGGCATTCCTGTACCAAGACCATGATGCTCACATCACGACCCATATGTCGTTTATCCAAGACCCAATCTTGGCACAGCTTATCGGTCAGAACCCCCGCGCTCCTCAGATACAAGCCGCAGAGATGGCCCACATTGCAGAGCATGCCGCGTTTAAATATCGGGCGCAGATCGAACAGCAGATGGGTATCTCTCTACCTCCTGAGAGCGAGGATCTACCTCCTCAGATTGAGTTGGCTTTGTCCACAATGATTGCGCAGGCTTCCCAGCAAGTTCTACAACAGAGCCAAGGCCAGCAAGCTCAGGCTCAGGCACAACAACAAGCCCAAGATCCTCTGGTTCAGATGCAGCAGCAAGAACTCCAGCTTAAGCAGGGTGAGTTGCAGCTTAAGGCTCAAGAAGTGCAGCAAAAGTTCCAGATTGAGCAAGAGCGTTTAAAGCTTGAGCAACAACGTCTAACAGCAGACGCGGCAAACAAGGCCGACCAGACCAACCTCAAGCGCGAAGAGATTCAAGCTCATATGCAGCTAGAGGGAACCAAGATTGGCGCAAAGATTAAGGCTGATCAGGATCGCCAGACCTTTGACCAAGAACACGCCGGGTTAAGACTCGGCGCACAGATCTCTAAAGAAAAGAGAGATCAAGCACTGTCTGCATTGCAGGCAGCAGAAAAACCAACCGGTGAATAACTATGGTTCAAGACTTCGCACGCGTATTGCGCGAACAAATACGTACTGACATGAACAATTATGCGGACGATATGGCTGGTGGGGCCTGTCGTACCTTTGAAGAGTATCAAAAACTATGCGGTGTTATTCAGGGCCTAGCCACCGCAGAGTCCTACCTTTTGGCCCTGCTAAAGAAAGTTGAACAATCAGATGAGTGATCTTATTCTGCCTCCGGGAGTTACTCTCCCAAAAACCATTCAGCCTGCTGAGAAGCCGGATGAAACTGCGACAGATGAAGAAAAGGCAAAACAGCTTCCAGACCCCATTGGATATAAGCTGCTATGTGTTGTTCCAGACGTATCAGAGCATTATGAGGGTTCTGCCCTTTTAAAGCCTTCTGACTTCATGCGTCGGGAAGAACAAACCACAACCGTGCTTTTTGTAGTGAAGGTAGGCCCCGATGCCTATAAAGATACTACAAAGTTTCCCAGTGGCCCTTGGTGCAAAGCGGGAGATTTTGTAATGACACGTACCTATACCGGTACGCGCTTCAAAATGTATGGCAAAGAGATGCGTTTAATTAACGACGACCAGATTGAAGGCGTTGTGCAAGATCCGCGAGGTATTAGCCATGTCTGAGTTTAAATTTCCAGATGAAATTGAAAAAGAAGATCCAAAAGAGTCCAAAGATGAGGTCGAGATTGAGCTTATTGATGACACTCCAGAGGCTGACAAGGGTCGTGCGCCGCTAGATAAAGAGGTAGCAGACCCCCATGAGGATGAATTAGCCTCATACTCTAAGAACGTTCAGGCCCGGATGAAGGAATTAACCCGAGTCCGCCATGATGAACGTAGGGCAAAAGAGTCCCTAGCCCGGGAAAAGCAGGATTTGGAGCGTATTGCACAACAGCTTTACGAAGAGAATAACCAGCTCAAAGAGTATGTACAGACCGGAAGCAAGCAATATATCGATCAGTCCAAGACATTGGCTGAAAATGAGCTTGAATCTGCCCGGAATCAGTACAAAAAAGCCCAAGAAGCCTTTGATGCAGACGCTATTTTGGCTGCTCAAGAGGCCCTTTTAGAGGCCAAAATGAAGGTAAATGCCCTAAATAGTTATAGGCAGGCCCCTTTACAACAGCCTCAAAATAGGGTACAACCGCAACAATACAGAGAACCAGAGCCGCAACTAGACGAAAAAACCCTGCGCTGGCAGGCCAAAAACCAGTGGTTTAGTGCAGAAGGCTTTGAGGATGTATCCAGCTACGCATTAGGGCTGCATAAAAAACTAATGAACGCAGGCTATGACCCGCGCAGTGACGAGTATTTCAACGAAATTGATACTCGCGTGAAGGATAAGTTCCCAGAGGTATTTGGGAATGAACGAGCTAAGTCAAATGAGTCCCCACGACGGCCTGTTTCGGTAGTCTCTCCTGCTGCACGTTCATCAGGTAAGAGAACGATCCAAATGACGCCCAGAGCTTTAGCTTTGGCAAAGAAGTTTGGTATCACCCCGCAGCAATATGCTGTTCAACAAGCTAAATTGGAGAACTCAAATGAATGAAACTCGTAAACCCCGTGACCTAGAGACACGCACTGAATCTGTAAGGTATGTTTATAAACCGTCTAGTTCTTTGCCAGACCCCAAAGAAGAACCCGGGTACACCTATCGCTGGATAGCGACGGCAGTACATGGTAATTCTGAGGTAATGATGACAAATGTATCGCGCAAACTCCGCGATGGATATGTCCCAGTTAAGGCAGAGGATCATCCGGAATTGATGGTTCCCGGAAATCCGAAGACAGGCAATGTTGAAATAGGTGGGTTAATGCTCTGCAAAATCCCAACCGAAAAGGCAGAAGCTATGGCTGAGTATTTCAATGGGCAAGCTCAAGGCCAGATGGAATCGGTAGATAACAGCTTTTTGCGTCAAAGTAACCCAAAGATGCCGTTGTTTGCAGACAGAAAATCTACAACAACTCGCGGAAGGTTAAATTGATAATTTTGTTTTAATTTTTGGAGTCCTTAAATGGCAGCAGTAGCATCCCCCTACGGCCTACGAGCCGTAAATGAGCTGGGTGGTACACCTTATGCAGGTGCAACCACCTCCTATCTCATCGACCCCGCCGGTACAGCATCGAGTATCTACAATGGTTCGCCAGTGTATGTAAACGCTTCTGGTTATCTGGCAGTAGCAACCGCAACCGGCGCTGATGCGACGACTAACGGATTCCCCACAGGTACGGCTAATACCGGTATCGTTGGTGTGTTTGTTGGCTGTTCGTATATCAACACGCAAGGCCAAGTAATTTATGCTCAGTATTACCCCACCGGTACGACTGGCGTGATTAATGCCTACGTGGTGAGCGACCCCGGCGTTGTGTTCCAAGTTCAGTCTGCTGGCTCTGTCACGCAAGCTGCTTTGGGCGCAAATGTGTTCTTCTCGACTGGCGCAGTGGCAACCGGTAGTACTTCTACTGGAAACTCTACCGCATCTGTTGTAGCAGGCTCTAGCGCCGTCACTACCACCGCCGCGTTCCGCGTTGTTGGTTTTGTCAACATGCAAGGTTTCTCTGTTGTGGGCGATGCCTTCACAGACATCCTTGTGAAACTTAACCCCGGCTATCACAGCCACACCAACGCAGTTGGCCTGTAAGGAGTAAATCATGGCTATTTCACGCGCACAACTGCTTAAAGAGTTGCTTCCCGGTCTAAACGCTTTGTTTGGTTTGGAGTATGAACGCTACGGTGAGCAGCATAAAGAGATCTACGAAACTGAGCAATCAGAGCGTAGCTTTGAAGAAGAAACCAAGCTGTCCGGATTCTCGGCTGCACCGGTTAAGAATGAGGGTTCTGCCATTGCTTATGACAATGGACAAGAAGCATTCACCGCCCGGTACAACCATGAAACCATTGCCTTGGGCTTTTCTATCACGGAAGAGGCTGTGGAAGATAACCTGTACGACTCCCTGTCGGCTCGTTATACCAAGGCTCTGGCCCGTGCTATGGCTTACACCAAGCAAGTTAAGGCTGCATCAGTTCTTAACAATGGCTTCTCTTCGTCCTACCTTGGTGGTGACGGCGTGGCCCTGTTTAGCACGGCTCACCCCTTGGTCTCTGGTGGAACCAACAGCAACCGCCCATCCACCAATGCTGACCTGAATGAGACTTCGTTGGAAAACGCAGTTATTCAGATCGCAGCTTGGACTGATGAGCGCGGCCTGTTGATTGCGGCGCATCCCCGTAAGCTTATTGTTCCTCCTGCTCTGCAATTCGTTGCTACTCGTCTGTTGGAGACCAGCCTGCGTGTTGGCACTACCGACAACGACATTAACGCTTTGAAGAACAACGGTTCAATCCCTGAAGGCTACACCGTTAACAACTTCTTGACCGACAGCAACGGTTGGTTTTTGACCACTGATGTACCTAACGGTCTGAAGCACTTTGAGCGTATGGCGCTGACTAACAGCATGGACGGTGACTTTGACACCGGCAATGTCCGTTACAAGGCCCGTGAGCGTTACAGCTTTGGCTGGTCTGATCCTCTGGGTGTCTTCGGATCGCCCGGTTCGGCCTAATTGGGTTCAGTAAGGTAGAGGTGACTGGCCTGCCACTAAGGCCCCTTCGGGGGCCTTTTTTATTTGCACAAGCGTTTAAATTTATGATATATTGCAGCCATTCCGGGCTTTCCGGTGCATCAAACTGTCCCGGCAGACGACATACCGATTGATGCACTTCACTTGTATGTAAGGAATTATCATGGGATTCGCAACTCATCTCGGCCCTTGGCTGCTCGGCACTGTTAAAAACACCACCGGCACGACTGCTGGAACCATCCGCAACATGGGTGCAACTATCGTTGCCCAGACCTATACCGCAGCCACAGCCACTATTTTGGCATCCCCCACCGCAGTACAGATGTTTGTGCTACCTGCGGGCGCTAAGATTGTTCGCTTTGGCCTTGAAGTTAATGTTGCCCTGACTGGCGCGACTAACTGCGGCGTTACCATTGGTAGCAGCGGCACTGCCAACTTGTACATGGCCTCGGTCAACACCGGCACTTCAGCGGTTCAAACTTCCCCCGCTACCATTGCAGCAGCTACTTCAGGTGTTTATGACAGCATTGGCACAACTGATGCAATCGTTTACGGTACGTTTACCGCAGCTACTGCTGACGCTACTGCCGGTACGATTACTGTCACTGTTGAGTACATCGTTCGTGACTCTGACGGTTCAGCCAACCCAACCGCTACACAGCAGTAATTAATCTTGGGGGCTTCGGCCCCCTAATAACAGGAGATTAATTATGATGCAAACAGACGTAAAAAGCGGCGCGGCAGCGGCGGGAGCGACCACTACTATTTTTGCTGGCCCATCCCGCATCAAGGGTATATCCATTAGTTACTCAACAGGTGCAACGGTTGTATTAAATGATGGAACAGGCGGCACAGCCATGTTTTCTTTTACTGCGCCAGCGGCTGCGGGGTCTATATATATGGTATTCCCCGGTGAAGGCATTAGATGCAGCACCAATATCTCTGCCGTGGTATCAGCAACTACAACCGCAGTAGTGTTCTATGGCTAAGAAAACCCCATCCCTTGCAGTAGGCCGTGGCGAGAAGCTACCGGTCTCCAAGGGGGCTGGACTGACTTCCAAAGGCAGGGCTAAATATAACGCAGCTACAGGGTCTAATCTAAAGGCTCCACAGCCCGAAGGTGGCCCCCGTAAGAAATCATTTTGCGCTCGTATGTCAGGTATGCCCGGCCCGATGAAAGACGAAAAAGGCAAGCCTACCCGCAAGGCGGCTTCCTTGGCAAGATGGAAATGTTAGGAAAAAATTATGACTAATAAAAAGATGGCTGATGGCGGCTCTACTTCAAGTCGTGGTCTAACTAATCTTGGCCTATATGCAAGAGGTTTAAAACGTAAGCAAGAAGACGTTGACCGCAGATTATCAAGAAAAGTAGAGGATTATGGTTTTGAAGAAGGTACGCGGGATTTTGACACCGCCAAGAACCAAGTTAAAAGATCTGTTGGCCCTGCTGTTGATGATTATCGTTCTCCCGATGTACCAAAATTGGTTTCTTTAAGGGCCGCAAAAGAAGATGAAATAAGCGCAAAAAATGCCGCGCCGCCAAAAAGGGACTTTAGCAAAATGCAGTTTCTTGATGACGGCATGAAAAAAGGCGGCAAGGTGTCTAGTGCATCCAGCCGTGCTGACGGCATAGCTCAACGCGGTAAAACTAAAGGCAGGATGTGCTGATATGACTGACGCGATACAAACTGCCCGAGAACTAGCTACCCATGCCTCGGACATTGCACACTTGCAATCAGATATGGACAAGATGGCCTCGGATATAGATGAGATTAAGAAAATGCTGACCAACATTAACACCACGTTGGCTGAAGCCAAGGGTGGCTGGAGAGTACTGATTGGTGTCGCAGGCGCTGGCGGTGTTCTTGGGGCAACGCTAACGCATTTTGCAAACTGGTGGACTAAGTAATGCCATCGACCAGTAAAAAGCAACACAATTTCATGGCTGCTGTGGCGAATAGCCCTGCTTTTGCCAAGAAAGTAGGAGTTCCGCAGTCTGTGGGGCAAGATTTCAGTAAGGCCGATAAAGGCAAAACTTTTAAACGAGGTGGTGATATGGCTAAAGCAAACCCTTTCATGGAAATGATTGCTAAGAAAAAAGCAATGGCAGCAGGTAAAAAGCCAACAATGCCAATGAAGAAGATGGCCTCTGGTGGCTTGGCTGCTGGGCATAAATCTGCTGATGGAGTTGCCTCTAAAGGCAAAACCAAGGGCAAAAATATTACCATGAAACGCGGCGGAATGGCCTGCTAAGGAGTAAATGATGGCTACTAATCGTATTGTTTCCAAAAAAGAACTAGAAGAATCTGGCGCATCCTCTTTGCGGGAGTTCTTAAACAAAGAACGTGGTTTAACCATGAAACCACCAGAAGGTATGAAAGCTGGTGTAAACAAGGCTCGTCCTAATACGCAAGACCGCATGACTATGGAAGCCCAAGACAATGACAATCGTGGTCTTGATGAAAATGGTCAACCTATTGCGCGTACAGCAAACTATGCCCCCCGTGATCAATACACCTCCAGCGGCAAAGCAACTGTAGATAAACAAGATGCAATAGCTAAACGTGACGCATCCATGCGTTCTTATATGCCTCGCCGTAACTCTATGAAACATGGCGGTGCAGTCAAGAAAATGGCCTCTGGTGGATCTGCTTCAAGTCGTGCTGATGGTATAGCCCAACGGGGTAAGACCCGTGGTAAATTTTGCTAAGGATTAACTATGGCACGCCCCAGCAAACAAGAAATTGAAAATATGCGTAGAGATGCGGCAGCAGCTAAAGCAGAAAAGCCGTATATGGAATCTTTAACTTCAACAGAAGAAGCTCCTCCATCTGCGGGTGCAGGTCGCGGCTTTGTAAATCCGCCCGTAAAGAAAATGGCTAAAGGCGGCTCTGCTTCTTCGCGTGCTGATGGCATTGCCCAACGGGGCAAAACCCGTGGCATGATTTGCTAAGGAATTACTATGATGTCAAGCAGGGGTATGGGCGATATATCTCCGTCCAAAATGCCAAAAGGCAAGAAAAAACCCCGCCGGGACGATACTGACTTTACGCAGTATGCCGGAGGCGGTAAGGTCGGGCTATATGCTAATATCAATGCCAAGAGAGCTAGAGGCGATAAGATGCGCAAGCCCGGTCAAAAAGGCGCTCCTACCGCTCAAGCATTTATTGATTCTGCAAAAACCGCGAAGAAGTAAAACATGGCTGTCTCAGGAGTAGCAAACTTCAATCTTGACCTCTCGGAGATCGTAGAGGAAGCATTTGAACGTGCTGGCTCCGAACTGCGTTCAGGCTATGACCTAAGAACAGCTAGGCGTAGTTTAAACATCATGTTTGCCGATTGGGCTAACCGTGGTGTAAACATGTGGACGTTTGAACAAGGCACTATCAACCTTGTCCCCGGCACAGCTACATACAACCTCCCAGAAGATACGGTAGACCTTTTGGAACATGTTATCCGTACCGGTGCTGGCAGTGTCTCTACACAAGCAGACCTGACCATTACCCGTATTAGTGTTTCTACCTACGCCACCATCCCCAATAAGCTGCAACAGGCTCGTCCTATTCAGGTGTGGATAGAGCGGCTGGAAACGCCCCGAATCACGGTCTGGCCTGTACCAGACAACTCCCAGACCTATCAGTTTGTTTACTGGCGTATGCGCCGCATAGACAACGCTGGGACTGGTGTAAACACAATGGATGTGCCGTTCCGGTTTTTACCTTGCATGGTTGCAGGACTATCTTATTACCTAGCCCTAAAGATTCCCAATGGAACGCAGCGGCTAGATGTTTTGAAGCAGCAATATGATGAAGCTTGGCAACTGGCTTCAGATGAAGACCGCGAGAAGGCTGCGGTGAGGTTTGTTCCTCGTCAAGCATTTATCGGAAGCGGAACGTGACATGGCTAATAGGTTTGCATCCGGCAAGAATAGTATTGCCATGTGCGACAGGTGTGGCGCTCAGTTTAAATTAACCGAGTTACGCAAGGAAATTATCAAGACAAAGACGTACAATTTGCTTGTATGCGGGGCTTGCTGGGATCCAGATCAACCGCAGTTGCAATTGGGTATGTATCCTGTAGATGATCCGCAAGCTGTGCGTAATCCTCGCCATGACAGTACATACATAACGGCAGGCTTGAATAGTTCTGGTAACCTAACAGGAGGTTCCAGAGATATTCAATGGGGCTGGCGACCTGTAGGCGGCTCTAGTAACTTTGATGTAAGATTAACACCTAACTACCTTGTGGCTACGACTTCAGTAGGAACGGTAACAATATCATGAAAACTTGTTCTCGATGCCAAATTGTTAAATCTTACGAGTTGTTTTATAAACAAGCCGTAAATAGCAAGGATGGATATCAAGCCCACTGCAAAACCTGTGACAACGCACGAAAAAAAAATTGGGCATTAAAAAATCCTGAATTATCTGTGGCGTATCGCAAAACGTCTGACATTAATAGATATACAAATCACAAAATTAAAGTTCAACAGAAAAATAAAAACTGGAAAATTAATAATCCAAGTAAAGTTTCAGCTATGGATGCTAGACGTAGGGCGGCGTTAAATTTACGCAAGCCAACTTGGTTTACCGATGATGATCACTGGATGGTAGAACAAGCCTACGAATTAGCTCAGTTAAGAACTAAAATTTTTAAATTTCCTTGGCACGTAGACCACATAATCCCGCTTCAAGGAAAGCTTGTATCTGGCTTGCATTTGCCTCATAATCTGCAAGTCATCCCCGGTTTAGATAACATGCGAAAATCTAACCAATTTCATCCAACATAGGAGTCCATGATGGCTAAAGAAAACATGAAAAGTGACACGGCGCAAGATAAGGCCATGATCAAAAAAGCGTTTAAACAACATGACGCTCAAAAACATATGGGTGGTAAGGGTACATCCCTGAAGCTTAAAAAGGGTGGCCCTACCAGCGAAGATCGTATGCGTATGGGTCGCAATATGTCTCGTGCAGCTAACCAGAAAACGGGGTAAATCATGGCTTACAGTATGAAAAAAGGCGGCAAAGAAATTGGCTCTGCTGCTGTTTATGCACCTCCGCACACGATGGACGGTAAAGCCATGAAAATTTCTTCAAATCCCGGAAAAGATCCTAACCGCAGCAAGCTAGACACACTTGATATTAGTGTTGGGTCTTTTAGTAAATCTGCTGGTAATGAGCCAACCAAGACCTCTGGAATCAAAGTCCGTGGGACTGGCTGTGCTACTAAAGGCGTGATGGCAAGAGGCCCAATGGCATGAACTACTCTGAGCTTTCGGCGGCGATACAGACTTACACGGAAAATAACTTTCCGACGATTACCCTTGCGGACTCGTCTACTGTATCTTCGACGGCTCAGATTAACCGCTTCATTGAGCAGGCGGAACAGCGTATATACAACTCGGTGCAGTTTCCCTCGTTGCGTAAAAATGTGACTGGGACAATAACCTCTAGCAATAAGTACCTGTCTTGCCCAGAGGACTTCTTGGCCCCATACTCTTTGGCGGTATACCCGTATGGTGGTGGAGACTACATATTTTTGTTGAACAAGGATGTAAACTTCATCCGCGAGGCTTATCCCAGCCCGACAAGTACAGGAACGCCAAAGTACTACGCATTGTTTGGGCCTACTGTTTCTAGCGGGGCTATATCCAATGAGCTGAGTTTCATCCTTGGCCCAACCCCAGATACAACTTATTCCGCAGAGCTTCATTACTATTACTACCCTGAGTCCATTACCACTGCCGTTACCACATGGCTTGGTGATAACTTTGACACGGTACTTCTCTATGGCTCGCTGGTAGAAGCCTACACCTTCATGAAGGGTGAGCAAGATTTGATAGCCTTGTATGACGGAAAGTACAAGGAAGCCCTTGGATTAGCCAAACGTTTGGGTGATGGTATGGAGCGTCAAGACGCATACCGCAGCGGTCAATATAGACAGGCGGTCACATGAGCATAGTCCAGACCCAGACCACCAGCTTCAAAAAGGAGTTGTATCAGGCTGTCCACAATCTATCCGCAGATACAATCTATATAGCCCTGTACACCGCCAGCGCAGATTTAAACGAAGACACAGCCGTTTACAGCGCAACCAATGAGGTTACTGGCTCAGGCTACACGGCTGGCGGTCAGGCCTTGACTGGGGTTCAGATCAGTTCATCTGGCTATGTGGCCTATGTGAACTGGAGCAACGTGTCTTGGACGGCGGCTTTGACCGCCCGGTGTGCTTTGATTTACAACGTCACGCAGGGTAACAAGTCGATTGCAGTGTTGGACTTTGGGTCTGACAAAACATCGACCACCACGTTTACAATCACTATGCCAGCAAACACTTCAACTACTGCGCTTATCAGGAGTTCAAATTGATCGTTACTACCACCAAAGGTGACATGGATGATTCCCTGCTTGAGAAGCGGGAAGGTACAGTCGATAACGAAAACGAGCTAACCACATGGGTTGAGTACTGGCTGGATGAAGAGTTGGTTCACCGATCAGTGCATGTTACGTTGAAAAAAGTGCCTACCTTTGCCGGTGGCGATACCGCATCTTTTTAAGGAAATATTATGGCAAACACACAGAGCATGGCTACTTCGTTCCTTAGTGAACTGATGCTAGGTCAGCACCAGCTTGGTGCTTCTACTATTGTTTCCCGTGGCAGCTTGACCACGCCTACTACGGACACCTTGAAAGCGGCATTGTTCCTTGCTTCGGCTACGATTAATGCTGCTACTACTGCGTATTCAACTACAGGTGAAGTTACTGGCACAGGCTATACCGCTGGCGGTGTAACGGTCACCAATGCTACTGCGCCAACGTCCACCAATTCCTCAGCAACGGCTGGCGTGGGTTACTGGACTCCCTCTGCATCTTTTGTATACACATCGGTTACATTGGCTACGGCGTTTGATTGCGTGTTGTTGTATAACTCAACGCAGAGTAATAAGGCAATCAGTGTTCACACGTTTGGTTCGCAGACAATCACTGCTGGAACATTTACGTTGACCATGCCGTCCAACACCACTACGACTGCTTTGTTGCGTTTGGCAACAACCTAATAGCGGGGCGGCGTAAAGCCGTAGGCCATGTTTGGTATAACCCCTTTTGCTGGAGCGCCTTTTGGCGCTACTGGCGATACCGCCATAGTTCCAACTCCGGGTACGTGGGGATACGGCACTTGGGGTTCTGACCCTTGGGGCGGCTCTACTGGAACTGTAGTTGCCTTAACAGGGGTAGAGGCATCTGGTTTAGTTGGCGCATTAATCTCAAGCACCGATCAAGCCGAGGATGGGGATGTTGCAACAGGTAGTGTAGGAACTGTCGGGGTCAGTGTTAGTAAAGCTATCACTGGAGTTTCTGCGGATGGTGCGGTTGGTACAGTCTCTGATAAGGGGATTAGTATTGGCATAACCGGCGTTTCTGCTGCTGGGGCGGTAGAAACTCTTACTAGTAGCCGGACAGTTGCCCTTACAGGCACTACTGCAAACGGTTTACTCGGCGCGTTTGCTTTAAGTAATACTAACACTGTAACAGGTGTTTTTGCGGATGGCGCAGTTGGTACGGTTTCTGACAAAGGAATTGGTATTGACATAACTGGCAATGCCGCAACTGGAGCGACTGGAACTGTAACTCAGAGCGTACAGGTTGCACTTTCAGGCGTTCAGGCGGCAGGAGAAGTTGGGTATTTGTCTGTACCACTTAGCCCGCTTACTGCGGAAGGTAATGTAGGTTCTGTTGAATTTGAGTTTAGTTTTGGGCTAACCAGTGCGGCAGCGCAAGCCTCTGTTGGCAGCGTGAGTTTAGGAAACAGGACATTGGCCCTAACCGGCGTTTCTGCGGCTGGTTTTGTTG